GCAAGATTAACGTACTTGCTCTCCAGGCGAGCCCTCCGTTCGGTGGGTACGCCATTACGAAAAGCCTAGTTACTAGACTTTAGTTAACTAGTTTGGGTCAAACCAAACTGGGACATGCATCCATGAAGGCCTCATGAGTACACCTACACGCTTCTCAGGGCGTGGAGAATAACTTAGAGAACCAAGATCCGAGAACTTTAAAGGCTCGAGGACTGAGAAGCAACCCTTTCGATTTCGAGAAAGAAGTTGCTGATCAATGGATGCTGTTGATCGTCGGTGAAGATTATAGAGAACACCCACAAAAGAGGGTGCATCATTTCTCTTTACCGGTCTCGGAACTGGAAGAAGGGCTCGAACTTTGAAGCCCTGATGACCAGAACTAAGACGACGTATCCCACGGCCAAGATGAGGAACAACTTCATCAAAGCTAGAACATAATCCCCCGTCGCCGTACCCATAAGGGACACGGCATAGGCGATGAGGTCTAATGTGGGACACGATGCAGCGGTACGCTGGCAGGAATCGGGTATGGTGTATATCAACACCAAAGACGCGATAACTGAGCAGACGTAAAGCATTTGCGATTTTATAGAACTGACTTTCGTCATTTATAAGATCCTTCACATAAACGGGCTTGCAATCCCGTCCTGCGAAGAAATGCGCGCCGCATGATTCACGAAAATAACCAGTCGAATAACTTTTAGATCTATTGATCTCAAAGCCAAATTGCGTAAAGGAGTACTCTAGCAAAGCAAAAGCTTCACTTGGTACCACTATATCATCGCCAAAAACAGCGACATCGTCGACAGGTAACCCAGATAACTGAACACAAGCTTGACTGAGAGCGAGAAAAATCATGCTCTCAAGCTCAAATGTGTAACCGTTTCCCATTGAGGAGAACTTCCTCATAAGGAAAGGGAATTCGCCCACCTTTGCAAAAGGTGTACGACATCTCGATAAAGCAGAAAACCAGTCCTCGGGGAGTAATTCCCGAACCAGTTTATAGCTTATCCGGTCACTCGCTGATGAGAGGTCTACGGTGGACAACGATCCGTCTAGTGAACCCTTACGGGCTAGCTCGGCGTTTCGCTCCCAACCATAGTCTAGATCACACCCGACTCGCTTGAGTCGAGTGCGTATCATACCACCGATGCCAAGCTGGACAAAGATATTAAAGTCCGGTTCGATACCGATGGTCCTATCAGTAAGTGCAGTTTTTGGAACTGTTATGACCTCAACATACTCCCTTGAGGTGATCTCTGAAACATGATCACCCCATCTAGTAGCCGATAGAAAAGGCTCTAGAATAGGGAGAAGTGCTAAAGTTGTATCTACACTTGGTTTCGACATTTTCTCGAAAACAGATACATCGAATCCTCGACAAGAGGAAGATGAACCTGGACCGAAGTGTGCATACTTAGCCCACTCATCCCAGTCGAAATCACCTAACCAAGATCTGATTTTCTCTCTTGCCATCGAAATGATGGTGCAGAGAGAGGGGTCTGTTGAAGGACCCCCAGAAATTAACTTAGATAGGTTCTTATCGGCCTGAGCGAGTGTATTCTCAGACTGAACGTACTTGTCTAAGGCACGTTCAGCCCTAGCCTCAGATGAAACACCTGGGACTCCATCGAGCTTCTTAACCAAGGAAACGGCTAAGTAGTCTCTCTGAAAGTCTTCAGGATGCTCATAGGACAAAGGGTTAATGGTGTGCGCTAGAGCGCTTTGCCAATCGTTGGCTTCAATAGCCATTGAAAGACCGAGAGCTGTAGGCCCACCATAAGAGCTGAGAACTGCGATGAGTATGTGTTTCGTACGGTCGACAGACCGAGATACACCTTTGCTATTGCTCATATAGACTCCTAAGGATGTCTAAAGACTACCTAGTACCTAAGTAGTCGTCAGTGGTGATGTTACGAGACGAAGTCCAGATCTTGGACAACAGCAGTAACAACGGCATTAGAAAGGAGATTCTTGGCATAAGCCAGGATATCCTTACGAACCGCAAGAGTCGAACGACTAGGCAAAATAAACTCGCCAGTAAAGGTAAGGTTATAAGCCAGTGTCGGGGAGGCAACGATACCCGCATAGGATGTACCACTAATGGTCTCCAAAACAGGTAGGATTACTTTCGCCGACACCTTATAGTTCTCTGACCCGTTCACCGGCTCGCGTGACGAGATCGTAACCATCGGGTAACCGATAGCGATCCCGCCAGAAATATCCTGGTATTTAGCAATGATACCATCGATACGGCGAGCTTTGAAAGTATGAGCAACAGGTGTAGCCTGGCCATCATTTAGCGTCAAGTCTGCAAAAGCAGTCATGTCTTTTCCTTCTGGAGTTAAGCTACATTATTCTAGATCACATGATCTAGAACTTCTTACGGAAAGTCTGCGTGAGCAGAGCTAAAGCATTGAGACAGTGAACCGTCGAGAAAGGTGATGAAAAAGTCACCTTAGGCGTCGGATAAGACGTAAGAACCTCGCGAGACATAATAATCTCTCGGTAGGTACCCTTGCCAGTCTCACTGACCCAATTTGCGTTGTTGTACTCAGACCAATAGGAGTCGACATTAAAGTCGAACTCCCAAGTTTGAAAGTGGGTAACGCACCCGTCCTTGAATGAGTAACCGTTTGTTGCATCGAGGGCATTTAAAAAGTCCCCGACATTGACTAGATAGTCAGCAACACATGAATATGGGATTAATTCCCATGCTAACGCGAGTGGGTTAAAACCTAAAGCAGCTGCCTTCGCAGCTGGGGCAGAGTTTAGCTCACTACGTATTACACAACGGTACTCGTCCTTTTTAGCATAATTAAACGTAACCCCAGGGTGACCATTACCTGTGTAATAAGTCTTATAATCACAGGTATAGTTATTCTGTTGAAAAACGCCTTTAACAGCGTTCTTACTAGAACCTCTGGCAGTGATACGCGTATATGCTAAGTTCCCGGCTATCGTGGACATGATGTCTTTAATATCAGACATCAGCGGTAGCCAGCCCCAGCGGTACTCAAGCCAAAGGTTTTGAGCCTCTAGCTCCCTCTTATGCTTAGCAAGCTGACCAGCTTTCATTCGAACAAAGGACGCGATGCGCCCAATGCTCTTAAGTCTGCTGGAAATCATACTAAGCGTCTGATTACCCTCAGCAATTAATAGGGGGAGGTTTACACCTCCCCTCTTATGCGAGAGTAGAGCGCCGTTGATCGCAACTTGACGAGAAGCACCAGGTACAGAAGGATTTGGTGGGTAAGGGAAAAACGTTATCCCATACGTCATATCACTATACTTGGGGATCGAAGAGCCGTGGCGTCCTTGACGGATACCAGAGCTACAATACCAACGCTTCTTGTTCATCGTGTACGGAGAAACAGGGCGAAGTGCCTTGTTATTCACGTACGACGACGTCTCAACATGGTCGGATATCTTCTGCGGGTTCCATTCCGTAGTAGACGGCCGACCATCATCATAGGTCGTGACCTTCTGGGTTTGAGAGTACATCTTTTGATTGATGTTCTTCGCAGCCATAAGATCCCTCCAATCATGATGAAGTGTTGAGAAGTTGAAACACCCCGGCCACGCAGGACGCATGGCCCACCTCGAAAGAGGGCTTTAGGGAATTTCTAAAGTAGACGAAATCCTCCTGGTTTTCCA